GGGTTGTTAGCATCGAAACAGAGGAGGGTATAAGTGATGTGATTGGGGCGTTGAAACCTAGGGGGAAGGTATTGGGAAAGGTGAAGAGGACGGATGCTGACATTCTAGAGGAGTATGATAAGGTGAGGGCCGCAGTCAGGAGGGGTGTAGCTATAAGTGCTGATGATGCCAGATTGTTGGGGCTGTTGACGTACAAAGAGATGCCAAAGAAGCGAGGTAGGTTGATCATCTTTAGTTTCACAGGTGGGCTGATTTTTTATGACAGGAAACTCAAGGAGTCTGGTATATTCTTTGAGAAGGACTACGACCGATTGATCCAGATGCTGCAATGCGATGCAAAGCTGTCGTTCTACTTTGCAAATTACACTCCATTAGATGACGGGTTGTGTGAGTTGATGTATACTCTATATACAGAGATCCGAAAAATTGCGATATCTACAATGAGGAAGAGTGATATCAATTCGTGCCAGAAGATCTGCAGGGCGTTTGATGTTGCACAGTTTATGCTTTTAGCTGACCTTGCTAATGACATCAACAACAGATCTAGTGAGATCCAACGGGCGAAAGTAGACAAAGAAGAGTTGGATAAGGTCCTGGACATTGATTCAGTTTTGAGGCTCTTTAACCATAGTGCACTAGGTGTTAGAGAATCATTGGAGCTAGCCAAGTTCTACAAAATCTTCCCATGTCCCGATTTCGACATATATTCCGTTGTGGACTCCATAGAGAAAAAGTCAGTTAATGGGCACAAAGCGAGTGAGGCTGCTGAGGTTGTAAATTTGTTTGGAGTAAGTGCGGTCGCTACCAAGAAGGAATTCAAGAAGTATATGAAACGCAATAGGATTATCAATTATTACGATGTTCATAAAGTCCTGCCTGGGCGTCTTATCATAAATGAGAATATAGCGACTCCTGCTGCCCTTGTTGGTTACCCTGCGATTAGTGTTAGTGCTTTGACATTGGATCATATGGATCATATAGACATCAGAGGGACTTACGATTATGTCACCTTCCATGGAAATGAGGCAGCCCTGGTCAAAGACAAG